ACGTAGTCTAGTTGTCAGTCAGTAACTACTGATTTAAATACTCTGTTCTTGTAGTTTATACTATCAGAAGCCGTTTCATTTCGGAAATATAGAGAACTAGATACATTCAAATAGTTTACATATATTTTTAAATTACTATTTAGGAAAGATAGTCATACTATTTTGGCTCATTTTCTTAGTGTTTCGGAGGTGGAAACTGCTGCAAGAGTATTTCAGACAGAATAAAGTATGTTACCAGCACTAAAATAAAGTATAGTATCTTTAAAATTATAGATACAAAGATCCTTGTTTTCGTTAGTAGAAAATCCTTGATATGAGGAGGTAAACGATAGTATTGCTTCATTGCATGATGCGAATGTTTTAAAATCACTTCAAGTAAAAGTTATTTTATGTATATCTGTTGCCGTAAAAACCAATAGAAATGTAGTGAAACATATTGCATTTAAGATATATTTGTCAGCATCAACTAAAGTATGTACTAAAACTGGTCAAGCACCAGCATCTATAAAAATTTCTCAAACACTTGTAAAATAAGCATTTGATTGGATATTGTTTGGTAGTCTAAGGATTTTTGTTACATATCATGTAGGAGCTAGAGTAACTTGCACAAAAGCTTTTGATAGTTCGATATATTTTGGACTTTCATAGATGTTTATATTCTGTGAATAAGAAAAATCAGATCAAGAGGACATAAATTCGCTTTCGCTTTGTCATCAATACCATTGGTTTATTATGTATGGAATATATTCTTTTTCAGCCATATTTAACGCATATATCTAAGTAAAGATGATGGAAGTTCTTCTACAACAGGTGCATAGTGTCTATTTTTCCACCAGTTTTGACATTTCAATACTCATTTTTGGAACTCGAAATCTAATTTTGATGAATCTTTTCCCATATAATCCATATACTTCTTAGCAACTCAATATACCCAAGCATCATGGAGTTTAGATTCTATTTGGATTGCTCAATTATCAGTAGTTATTGTCAATGTTTCCTGAGATTGAATATAATCGAATTTGATTCATTGAGTAACACTAACTTTTGGTCGAGGATAGATATATAGATCATTATTTTCATAGAAATATACAGGATTCGATTCAGATATATTGTTAAAATCTTGCATAAAATCAAAATCTACCATTCTTGGAGAACATGGTATATATCATTCGTAGATCTGTATTCGATTTCATCCTGTTTCAGCTCCCCATGATCCTACAGTAGAAACTGTTGAGGTTGTTATATTATCATTTGATGTTATTACCACTGTATCTAATGTTGGATTTGTTGCAACTATTTCAGCAGCAGCTAATAGATTTTTATTGTAAGTTGATAATGCAATGAAAGTTGCTGCAGTTCCTGAGGTTAAAGAATTGATGGCTGCAAACAAATTAGCCATACATGCAGTTTGGTTAAGTCAGATAGCAAAATCTCATGGATTCACTGCAGCACCAGCTGCCTTGGCTGTAAAAGTTACTCAATTTATAACAACCGTTTCTCCTGCAACCATAATAGCAGAAGTTGTATATGTTTTAGTGTTTTCGAAACTTGTTCAAGCTGTATGATCAGCGTTGCAAATATAAGCTTTTCCGTTCTTTGTTACTTTATCTCAAATAGCGTAGACTGTTCATGTAGCTCGTGCATCGTATGTAGGAACAGAATATTTTATGGAAACTTGTTGCATCTTTTCGAAGTCAGTTGGAAGCGAATATTTATTTCTCATAGGTTTACAATCGATCTTAGATGTTCTTTTAACAAAATCCTCGTTCGTAAGCTTCTTTTCGTCTAACAATTCATTATATATATCATCACAATATTGTATCGCGGCTGCTGCTGGAACATTATTAGCATCACATCTTGCTTCTAAATACGCTGCTGCTATTATATCTGATACTATTGTCATTTTAGAAATTTATAAGGGCTAAAAGATTATGATAAAAAATAATTTCTAACTATCATTTATAATAATCTATCAATATCTCCATATATAACCATATCATCATTTTCTTTTTCATAAACAATGTTCTGATATAATTCTAAAATCAAATCATAATTCTCTAGTTATATCATGTAAACATTCCCATGATCTTATGTATTCCATGCTTAGTGAATATTGATGTATTATTTTACTTTTATAATGTTTTCATCAAGAAATATTCTTTCTTGATAATTTATCTCGAGAATGTTTAATGTTTTCCTTAAAACTACACCATTCTAAATTTTCTATTCTATTATCGTTTCTAATTCAATTTTTATGATTTACAGTAGCCTTATTTTCAATGTTTTCTATGAAGGTTTTTGCAACTATACGATGTGCTAAATATATTTTTCATTTTAGATTTACTTGATTATATCATCATGTATCTTTTCGTGGTTTTAATAATCTATTTATAGATAATGATTTAAAATTTCATAAATCCGACACCTCATATAATCATTCATATCATTCTATTGGTTTTCGAATTTCCATAATTTTATAGTAAGAGTATAAAAAGATAGGGAGAGGTATAAATCTCTTACATTCATACCTCTTTACGCCGCTAAGCAACCTTTAATAGTATTTTTTTATCCTAAGTAACCGCATTTAACGTAATTTAATACACACGATCCAGTAATATCTGAGTGTTGAATCAATCTAATAACTGGTACAACAATTGTAGCATCAGCAAAAGTGTAGTCTATAGCAACTGTAGGAGCTGCAAGAACAGCAGTAGATCCATTAGCAACTTGATATGAAACTTTTCCATCAGTTGTTACTTCAACTCTCAATGTTACTTGTCCACCATCAACTGCATTCATTGTAGTATCAGTCAATGTTTCTCCAGCATCAGCAAGATCAGTAGCGATTTTAATATCAGCTTGGATCATTCCAATCAAAGCATAATCAGTATATACTGTTCTAGCTTTGTCGAATACTCCAGCTTTTCTAAAACCTACCAAAAGTTCAGCAGCTCCTGATATATCAGCAGTAGTCAAACATGCTTCAATAAAGAATCCTACTGGTTCAGATCCAACAGTAAAGTTGAATTTAGCATCAGTATTCCCAGGGTTTTGAAGATTGATTTCGTAACCATCTCCAGCAGTAGCATCTCCAGCAATATCTAATCATGTTGCAGAATTAACTGGTGTAAGCAATGTTTGAGCGTTGATATTTGTTACATAAAGCGTATTTTTTCTTGTAGCAACAATGTTTGTAACTGCATCAGTAACAACAGGGATTCCATTTCCTGCTAATACAGAAGCTACAACATAGTCTACAAAATTTTCAAGACAACTAGAGGCATCAGGATTTAAATCCCTAGTCATTCTCGCTGTTTGTTTTAATGTAAGTTCAGTCATGGTAATAAGAATAATAGAATAAAAAGAAATAGAGGGTATAGGTTTTATATATACCCCCTATGTTTATTATATAGTAACTCCAGCAGATTCAAATACTACGATTGATGCTTGATTAAGAATCTTAGGTGCGAAAGATTTCTTAACACCAATTGTCATTCTTTGGTTTAATGGATCAGCAGTTCCACCACTTCCGAAAGGTTTAACAATAGTTTCTAATTCTTGAAGAGATGTTATTCCAAAAGCTCTTTTTCCAAGAAAAGTTGAAGGATATACAGTTACAGCAGAATTATAGCTTTTTACGTTAGATGATTGAATCATTCTAACTCCATGTATCATTCCAATTTCTCCTCTATAAATATCATCTTGTCCAGCAGTTGTATATTGTTTAAGTTGTAACCATCCACCTGCTCCTGATTCTGTTTTGATGTAATGAGCAACGAAAGGGTGTGTTACTCCAATATAAGCACCTGCACTCCATTTTGGAGCATTCATTCCAGCCAACTTAGTTGCCATACAAGCAATATCGTATGTAAACATAGCATGAGTTGATCCCAAAGCAGCTCTATTAGCAGCTCTTGTTCCACCTGCAGTTGTTGCTGCATATACTCTATTAGTTGCATTATCAGTTACTTCATTTTGAATAACATTATCAATAATTCTAGCCATATTATCTCCAAGAAGTTCAGAAACAACTGTAGACATATTGAATAATGCTTTTTTAGAAAGTTTATCTGTAAGAATTACATATAAACCGTATTGTTTTGATACTGCAGTGATAGTTTCAGCAGTGTATCCGATGTCATTAGAAGTAACTCCATCAATCAATTCTGATTGAGATGGTGTAATTCCCAACGCTGGAAATTTTGCCCAAACTACATTGTCAGCCATTGAATCGTCAACTGGTGCTTCTCCAAATTGAGAGAATACTAAATTAGGTTCAAAGTTTTTAAGTACGTTTTTAACGATTTTATTTAAAAACGCATTACTAGAGGTAGATGTACTACCTTTTAATCCTGCATAATCCATCATGGTCTAAAGATATAAGTAAATAAAATTTCCCTTTTATTTACTGGAAGTTTTTTATGACAAGAATGCATCCATATCTTTGAAAGCTTTCTCATCTTCTTTAGAAGCATTTTGTTTAGAGGATCTGTTGTTATTATCTCATCAAAAACTATTTGATATTGAGTGTCTAGGTTTTTGTTTTATATCTCTATCAGAATCATTTCTTCCAAATAAGATTGTGTATGCCTTTTTCAGACTATATCAATATTCTTTTTGCAAAGATTTGATATGTTTGATTTCAGGTTCATCTAATTCAGGATGTTCTTTCAAGAAGATATTCATTTCTCTTTGTGCAAGAGATGTTTGTTGCCTAGTGTCTAATATTTCATTAGCTTTTCTTTCTATTATCTTTTCGATAATACCTAGATCTTCTTCATCATACTTCTCTTTGATCTTTTTCAAATCCTCATCGCTGAGTGTCTTTGAATTTTTTAATTGATTGATTTCTTTTTTCAGATCATTCAACTGTCTATTTTGTAGATTAGTTGTTTGATAGAACTTTTTCTTCCAATCAACAGGTTGCTTTGGTTTCTGATCATCTTTATCTTGATTCTTATCTTGATCATGATCTTCATCATCATCTTGATCGTCATCTTGATCTTGATCCTCATCCAAATCTTCATCTTGGTCGAAATCTTCGTCCAAGTCTTGATCATTTATGCCTGATCAAAGCTCTTCATCATTTATGCCTGATGTTAGCTTGTCGTGTTCTCACATGACTATTATTGGTAATATAATAAAACTTTTTGATAAATCAATAGAATTATATAGATACACAAAGGAAAACTTCCAGAATAGCTGAGGGAGAACTATTTTGAAAAAACCCTTGTGTATCTATGTAATCCATTAAGGATTACACTTTAATATATTTGAGTAACTCATCACTAAGCTTTTTGTGTTCTTTTTCAAGCTTTTCCTGTAATGGAACAACTCTATCAGATTCTGTTTGATATATATTCTCTAGATCTTTTAGTGTTATTGATGCAAGATTTCTCATAACAAATAATGATGTCAATCTTTCATTTAAAAGATTTCTAGAATTAAATCTCATAGATTCATCACTACATGGAATCCATAATTTCTCTTTTATACTTCCAATAATAATATCCAGCTCAGTAGATAACATCTTCCAAGCTGGATGATCTATTAGTTCTTTAAGGAGTCCAATTTGAGAACTGAGGGTTTGTGGTTGGTTTGTATCAGTCAACTGTTTTTTCATCCTGTGGTAGTGGTTTGTATCTAAAATCATCTCTATCGTATGCTATTCATTCTATCGCTAGATACTTACAGATAATATCGATATGTTCTTGTTTTCTATATATTACTCATGATAGAAGTTCTGCATTCTTTTCTTCTGTGTGTGCTATTCCATAATAATCTAGTACCGCAAATAGTTGTTCTGTTTTTCTTCTTAGACTATCTTTATCCATATATCATTTATAAGCTGTATTGAATCATCTATTTTCTAACATGAATTGACAGATACTATAAGCTTCTCTAATCATTGGTAACATATCATAGATTGCTTGTAGTTTGTCAGCATCATTAAGCTGTCCTCCAATCTTTTGTTCCTGGTTCTGTTTTGGTTGGTTCTTCTCCTCAGATTTTGAAAGGTTCGATTCATCATTTGTTGAATCCATCGTCAATAGCCTCTTCACTTCAAATCAATTCAGATCATTCAGTTCAGCTGCTAGTTCATTGAATTTCTTCGCTTCACTTGCTGTCAATGGTGCTTTCGTTTCAAGTTGTTCAAGTGTTTCCATCTTCTTTCGGTGGAGTTTCTTCAATTCAGTTGGTTGCGTTTCTTGTGCTGTCGCTTCAGCTTGGACTGGTTCAGTCATTTGGTATATCTTTAGATAATAAAACATTGGGTTTTCATACTAGCCCTATAAGTAGAGCCATATCTTTCTGCATTTGTTGCATAGCTTTTTGCATATCTTCTATTTGTTCGTCTTTCTTTGAATCTGATTGTTTTAGTATTGCAGCTCTATGTTCTTGATCTTTTTTTAAGAATAGATCATAGTTTACATGGAGATCTAATCCTGTTTGTTCAGGTTCAGGAACTCTTTGGTTATATTCGTCTTGAAGTTTCTTATAATCGAAGTCAGATACATCATATCAATCTTGACGTAATGATATTAGGAAATAATCGTTTACTATTCCACAATGTCTTGGCTGGATTCTGTATTTAAGATATTTCTTGTATTCGTTTTTGTAGATATGAGGAATACCATAAAAATTCAGAACCTGATCAATCTTTGATGGTCTAAACATTTTATTTACATAATCACGAGTTCCATCACATTCCATATCGAATCCTATCTTTCATATAGATCTTCAGTTAGATCATGGAATATCTTTTTCTATTATATCATCTCCCATAGTGTAAGTTTATTGATAAAACCATTAAATATTTGCTAATTCTTGTAAGTATTTTATAGTTGTTTCGAATTCCTCTAGTTTAAATGATTCTGCTTCTATTTGATCTTTCAATCTTTCTATAAATTCTAGTGTAGCTGCTCTTGATTTCTCGAATTCAAATGTATCTTCCCCATTTTCACGAGCATCGTTTATAATTTTATCTCGTTCTATAACAGTTTCTTGGTTCTTTCTGATCAATATAGGATTTTTGATATTTATAGTCTGCAATGTATTTATATATAGACTGATCCATATATTGAGGTTGTTTACTATTCAATCTTTATTCAATTTTCCTGTTTCGAATGGTATTGTTGGTGTTTCTTTCATGAGTTCTAATCTTTTTTCGTTTGTTCTTTTAATAAGTGCCTCAAAATCTTTTTTTTCTTGTTCTTTTGGAGATATTACAAGACTGTCTAAAGCTTTTGGTTCGCTTTCAATCTTCTCCTCTTGTACTTTTTCTAGTTCATTCATAGTTTTTTTAATAAAAGGTTAAAAAATATTTGTGAGAGTTCACAAAACATATCCGTTGTAAGCTATCTCCCTCTGATCATTGTATGGTTTTATAAAATAAATAGGAGCAATAAGCTTATTCAGATAGATAGGTATTATCTATCTATCCTATAAGACTATTTATTAGATTTCTTTGTCTTAGGTTTACCATAGTTTTCGATTTGATCTTCTACACTGGCGATCTCTTTCAAGATAGCTTCAGCTTCTTTTTTTGTTGCACCATCCAATCTTTCTTCTAGTTTAGCTTTTTGAGCTTCTAGATTGTTTAGCACGTATTGATCTTTTTCGTTCATTTGAAATATAATAAATAAATAAAAAACTACATTTGGACATCAGCTAGACTTGGTTGTTTGTTTGCGTTATCTTGTCAGATCATGTTAGCTGTCATTTGGTTTTGCATTCAATTTGTGTTTGGTTGCTGTCCTGCTGCTTCCATAGATTTTGCTTTCTCTATATCACGTTTCTTTTGCATTCTCAATCTATCTTGCATAGCTGCTTTGGTTGCTGCTGTTGGTTTAGCTTGTTTATATACATGGATATAATCTTCATGATGTTCGTCTATTTGTTCAGGCGTAAGTTCTTCTAGTTTAGTGTTTTCGTTTAATAGATATAATTGATCTTTTGCTTCTTGTTCTTCGGCACTTTCTTTTACATAGTCTAGGATCTCATCTTCTTCGTATCATAATAGTCTAAGAGATTTTCTCATAGATAACCTTACAGATAATGGAATATAAGGTTGTGCTGCGAGTTTCTCGATATATGAGTGTAAAACAACGTGATTAGCAAATAGTTGTTTGTTCTTTTGCTCTATATCGAATTTAGATACTACTTTGATATGTGGATCACTAGACAAAGATAAGTATTTCCTTTCAAAAGTCAAATATCTATCTCAAAATTCTCTAGATATTATTACTTGCTTCTTAGATCATTCTTTGTAGTGATAGTTATACATCATCAACCATTTCCTATAGAAGTCTTTCCAGAAATTCATTTGGATTCTATTTGATAATGATAATCTTATCGAACTATTGGAAGCGTTATCTCTAATTTCTGTTGCTGTTTGATCTCCTGTTGGACTGATTCATAATTGGTTTGGTCAAATAGATGTTTCCTCATATGATAGTTGTTTGATTCTTTCTTCTGTGTTGTAGTTATCTTGTGGAACTTGTGAGCGTTGGAGTTCTGATACGATATTGTTTACGTTCTTTTGTCCGTTACTTGTATCAACAAGAATAACTTCAGGAAACTCTGTTAATTGTCTTAATTGGTTCTTATTCTTTACTGCTGCATCATCCGCTATAATATGGTTTCATAAACTTGATCTAACTGCTTTCTTGACTGCTAAGTTGAGTAATAGTGATAAAACTTTCTGTTTCCTTCCTCCAAGGTCATATAAACGGATTCCCATAGGATAATCTCTTTTTGGTTTCCAAAAGTCTAATGATATTGGGAAAACTGGTTGTCATCCTATTTCGTACTCCAATTCTATATATCTAATAAGAGTTTTACCTCCGTTTGCTAATGTTACTAAACATTTCTTTCAATCTGATTTAGTTCTAAAATGGTTGTATATAGCAAAATATGCTGATTCATCTTCATATCAATCACTAGATTGGGTTACATTTGATCAGTTATCGTTTTCAGCGAACTCTTTTTCTGTTCGATCTGTGTCAGTTATTTCTTCTATATTGAAAAAATCTCCAGCATCTTTCATCTGTTGTTTAGTCATTCTTCAATACCATCCAAGGAATCTATATTTGTTTATATGTCCTCGTCATTTAGGATCAGGTCTAAAGTATTCTACTGGTCAGCATTTAGGAGATGGAGCTTGTGTAGTTTCGTTCCATTCTCGGATAACACAACCTACTCATCCAAGATATTTATCGATTCATAATTCATAATTAAGTATATCCATATCCATTTCTTCTCTATAATCGTATTCAGCAGTTTTGGAGAGAATATCAGCGTTTCAGAAATCAGCTGATTGTGTTCCTGTAAATATAGCTTTGACATCATTAGAATATGATAGGGCCATAAGCATATCAACATTGTTGAATAGCAAGTTATAGTCTACATAGAAAGGATCATCACGTTTTTCGTTATCTAAGTATGCTTTCTTTACATCAGGATAGTCAGCTATTATTGATGCTAGAGCATCTTCAGACTTTTTAAGTTCTTTCATAGTTTCGTCTATGATCTTTTTTTGTTCCTCTTCATCCATAGTTTCATTGTATACTTCTCATTTAAGGTTTCATAGGTTTAATCATTCCTCTTTCTCCATCTTCTCTTCGAGTTCATCGTTTAACATATTCTTTGTTTCTTCATCGAGGATCTTTTTGTCTTGTTTCATGAAAGCATTTTAGAAAATAAATTAGCCCCTCAATCCTGGAAACATTTTAATAGCTTCTTCTTCGTGGTTACTCTTTCACATCTTTGGGATCAATGTTTCTGATATGTATTGACATCAATATCCAAAGGAATCGGCACTATGTTGAGATCAATTTTTATCAACTTGATCTATAAATGTTCATGTACTCTCGTTTCGTTTTCTCTTATAGTTTTTTAATTTACTAATTCAAGAGAAACAGTTCTTGCTATCAAACCACATATTAGAGAATAGATTCCTTGCTATATCAATTCTGTTTGATACTGCTCCTGGAGGAGATTCAACTAATTCGAATTTGAATCAATGTTTCTCAGCTATTTCTAGTCTAGTTTCTCCTGTCATTTGTTCGTGTACTCTCATATCATGAGGTCAAATATGTTTAGCATATTTATATGGTTTCTCCATGATAATATTATTAAGAACATATAACATTGAATATCATGATCATTCTCGATAATCTATTCGGCGGATCTCGTTTCAAAATATTTGGAAGAACCATACACTTGTATCATCTCATCAACCAGCTCATCCAATATCCCAGCAAGTATAAACCATAAGATTTGGATCGTAAGGAACTCTAAGAACTCTATTCTGTTGATAAGCCATATTGATTTGGCTTTGGAAGTATGATCATTCTGTGGCGATCTCAAAAGCTTCGTTGTATACAGATGGATATTCACGTTTCATATTATCTTTAAGATCCTTTTGTTTGAGATAATATCGATTCTTTTGTCATTGTGTAAGAACTATTCAGTATTCAGTTTCTAGTTTATCAAAATATTCTTCTAATTCTCTTGTAAGAACAACTACTATTCACTCATACGAATATGTTTTCTCTAACCATCGAGGAAAGAAGAAGAATTTATAGTCCAAAGGTGTGTGTGGTTTTCACATCAATTTACTAGATGATTCGCATTTATCGTAGAAATCTCACTCGTTTCATTCTGCTGTTGATTCTATTGTTACTTCTTGCGACATTTCAACAGATTCGATTGCTCCTGTTCTTATTTCCCTAGCTTTGTCAGGATATTTAGCACATATCTTTCAATACTCAGAAATATGTAGTCTTTGGAGCGTTCATCATCTAAAGGAGTTAGATGTATAAATACTAGATCAGTTATTGAATTGGATCTCTTTAGTGTTCGCTTTATCATATTTTCGATAAGGTTTGCATCGATCAGGAATATTATCTAAGGCTACTTCGATTTTATCTTTACGGATTAGTTGTGCTGTTGGTGTATCTTGGGCGATAATACCTACTGATAAATTCTTTATAAATAGAGCATCATCAAGATCATCTAATTGGATTGCTGTAGAGAATCAAAGCTGTCTAGCTTTCAGGATCAGATTTCTATTATGTTTGTTCTTGAAATAATATAATTGGAAAGGATTGGGAATAAATGGAACGATATTTCCTTGTTTATCTTTAATTTTATAAAACATTCACGATGTTAATCTCCATCGTTTAGATCAAAGTAGTTCTTCTAGTTGTCAATCTTTATACTTTGGTTTCTCCTCCATTCCCTTTGTTTAGAATATTATCTAAAATTTCTACAACATCTTTTGAGACTCATGTAAGATTATTGTTATTGGTTTGAGATGATTCTCGTTTTCCTTTGAATCTGTTATTCATAATATAAGCAACAGAATTTCATTTTGCAGCTCATTGTTCGTATCTATATTCGAATGTTTGATAGATAGCATCAACAACTCCCTCGTATTCTTGACTTTTTTCTTTCTTGTTCAGATAGTTTCTTCATACAGAAGCATATAGTTGAAATCATGATATTGTTATCTCTTCATAGTTTTTATCTGATCGTGCTAGATAATCATTAAATTTCTTCCATAATTCTTGGGGAGTATAATCCATTATATTATATACCGCTGGGAGTTCTTTTATTATGGATCGTGATAGTATAGGTTTTATTGGTTCAGATTTCTTTCATTTCTTTCATTTTTTATTCTCTATAGGTTCATCTGTTTCAGGATCTATTTCTGTAAATCATTTTGGTACTCTTTTAGAAAATTTGTTTCCCTTTTTTACCATGATTATAATAATAGATTATAAATACTTATATGTATAACTATATTTTGGTAGAAATCAATAGAAAAACACTCTTTTTAGGAAGTGTTTAATTCTTTTTTGTTTAATAGTTTCTGTAGTAGGTTTTTGCTATCGAATTTATTTAATACGTTTGTTATACTTTCTCAGTATGGTTTTAGTGTTTTTATATGATCTCTTTGCTTTTGTCAGATACTATATGCTAGTTGTACTTCATTTCGAGTTTCAAACTTAAAATTATATATTCATCGATATATTTTATGTAATCTATTCATTCTTCTTACTAATTTTCTGTTTATCATCCAGTATAATATCAATCTGTAAAATATCTATTTTCAATTACGACAAAAAGTATCTTGATCTATTCTATCTTCCCTTTCAGTTCCTGTTATTCTTTGATAAACAGTTACCATTCATTCTAGTCTTGAAAGATTTATTTCTAGAGCATTATTTGTAAATTTTAGATTATCTAATTCTCTTTCTCTTTCTTTTAGTTGTTCTGCTTGACTTACAATCTGTTTTCTTAGATCATAGTTTCTAGATTCTACTACTTCTGATATTTTATTAGCTTTCTCTAACTGTTTTTTTAGATTTTTGATAATAGTTTTATCGCTTGTTGTCTTTTTTATGGTCTTTTTCATGATCATTTCAATAAAAAATAAAAGTTATTTATGTATTCAATCTGATTCTAATATTTTCAATGTATACTCATTTAGAAAGTCTTGGAATCTTGAAGATCACAATATAATAGATATTTCTAATTCTGATAGATTTTCGTGGATTGTTTCCAAGAACGCTATCTCTATATTTTCACGTTTTGTTTCCATCAACAATCTCATATAATTATAGAAGCATATATCCATTCTATTTTTATAGATCATAACTTTCCCATTATATCAATCATTTTCAGCTCTTTCATTTAATTCTTTGTATTTGTTATATAATAATCATTGGTTTATTAGTTCTACATCGTTGGAGTTCATATTAGTCTTTAATTAAAAGATAAATACCATACTTTTTAAGTCTTTCTATACTTCTTTTGGATGCTACTCATCTTCTAATCATCATAAAATATGTTCATCCAGCAAATCAAAACTTTTCGAATAGTTGTCTGATAGTATATTTCTTATTTTTTTCTTTTAACATTCTTTTTTGATATGATATTATTTGGTTTGTGAGATCTTCTATATCAAATCTCTTTCCTGTTGTGTTAGCCATTTGTGATATAATGAAATAAAGTTATTGTGGGGTTCTTTTAGCCATAGCAAGATCATCTATACGCATATCGTTTTGATGGTTTGCTATCCTTTTGAATATATCTCTAATATCTTGCAACCAGTCTATTACTCATTCTTGGAGTTCTACTGTATTATTTTCTGCTCTTAGATCTGTTTTAATCTTTTTGGTTGTTGCTAGATCAGAATTGTGTTTGCTTCTTTCTACTTTGAATCTTATGTCTGATTCCCTCGATAATTTATAAGAATTTCTAGTATAGATTCTGTGTAGTTTAGCAACTTCCATAGAAAAATAATAGATTCAGAACTCCAATTTATCTTGGATTGCCGTATCTCTTACTCATTGCATCTTTCAGACGATCTTATCAATCTCTTTTATGTATTTATCTACAATTTTGAGATCGAGATCCTCTAGTTCTATTCAGTTTTCCCCCATGTGTCGTATTTTTTAACCGCAATTTTAAGCTTCTTAGCAGCCAAAAAAGCTTCATATAAATAATCTATTTCTTTCTGATCTTCGATAAACTTTGTTTCGAATCAATCCTCATCCTTAGAGAATCTTACAATAATGATTCAATCATATTTCTCGCCTGTTTCTTCTTCTTTTGCTCTTAAGTATCATGCTGTTTGCATTCAGTATTCTAGATCTCTAATAGCATTTGAGGTTTTGAAATCTATTAGATATTTTTTATCTCATATTGTTCCTGTTGCATCTCCTGTTCAAATATATCAATGTAATTTAGAATATACAAAGAACTCTGATTCAATAAACTTTATTCCACTGTGTTCTACTCGATCTAAGAAAGCTCATACCGCACTAGCAACCTTTGGATCTTCAGGTAATGATAATGATTCTGCTTTGATATACATTTCAGCTCGTTCGTGTGCTTGTTTTCCAATACTTGCTGCTTGTTCTTTGAATGTTTTATGTTGCATACATGCTTTGATAATCTCTTCAGGTGTTATTTCTTCTTTTGGAAGTTGTAACAAATAATCTCTTGCAAGATTAGTGGCTCGAAACATAAGCGGTCAGCTTTTATCTACTACTCAGGTAATAGCTGTAACTGAGATCAAATTCTCTTTCTTTTCTTTTCAATCTTCGATAGTTACTCTTTTGTATTGATGGGATGTAGGGTAGAAATCTATAATTTCCGTTCAGTTATATAGAGTTTTTCTAATTATTTCTGTCATTATTTAGATTAAAGAGTAAAGGTAGATATTTTTCTGTATAATATAGCTGTTGTTCAATCATTAGCAATATGATCATCAGGTTGATAATCGTTATCTTTTAACCATTTCTGATATTTTGTTTTCTTTTGTAGTTTTTCTTGTTCTGCTTTCCTAGTATTTTCTTCGTCTATAAGCCTTTGTTTCTCTTTTTCTTCTTTCTGTTGTTGTTCTAATTTTAATTTATCTTCAGCTTTTTTCTCAGCATTTTTAACTATTTCTTTTTCTTCTTCGATACGTTTATCAAATTCATCATCTTTATATCAAAGAATATATCAATCAGACATAGTTATATTTCATACCTCAGCCAATCTTTTCTTTCTATCAGCTAACTTTATTTTATTTTGTTCTTCTAATAATCTTTGTTCTTTTTCAAGTAACATAGTTTCTCTTCTTCTTAATACAAATTCATTAAATTTGTTTGAATCCATATCTAATATATAATCATCAGATAATATTTCTCATAATCAGTTTGTCGTTATTCAATTTCTTTCCAATTCAGCTCTTCTATCAGGAAGTATTTTTTTCCTTTTTTCTATCTCTATTTCATCATCAATTTTTTTTCTTTTAGACTTTAATTCTTGTTCAGTTCATTCTATAATCGAAACTAATTCATTTTCTTGTTTTATAACTGCTTTTTGAAAATCTATAGCATCTTGTCTATATTTTTTTAGTGTTTCTTGTATATAATTTCTTTTATCTCTAAGATCTAGTTGAGCTTTTTTAACAATCTCATATCATTCCTTATCTTCTATTCAAGCTATTTCTAATCATTTATAACTATCAGCTAATTCTGTAAGTTCGGCTATAGTTGGGTTGAATTTCTCTAAATTAAATTCCATGTTATTTCTTAGAAGATAAAACTACTCTTGGAGATAATCTTTCTATTCTGATTCAATCCGTGAATTGAATACTATTTCATCACGCTTCAAAAAACTTGTGCATATTGTTTGATAATTCTTGGACTGTATCTCACAAAATAAATATATCTTGCATGATTACGTTATTAGCTCAGTATTCTTGATTTTTTACTGCTTTACACAATTCATTTCGTTGATCAAATTTATCAGCCATTATTTAATATCTTTAAGAAATAAATCCATATGTTCGCCTATTTCTTTTGAGATTTCATAATCCTTTTTTAATCTTAGTGCTTCTTGCATTATCTTTTCTTTAGTTTTTCATTTTGTTCGTGCTTTAAATTCTCAGCATTGTTTTTCTGTGAAAACCTTCTTTGCTTTGGGTGTTCATTTATTTCCATCAATATCTTCATCTGTGATGATGTTAAATAAACATCATAGAGAATATCTTTTAAAATAAGTTATGTCTGATCCCATTCTTTGTGCTTCTTTACTTCATATCTCTAATTCACAAGACAACGGATCTTCATTTGATTCCATATTTTTGATCAAAGTAATTAGTTTTCAATCTCTAGGAATAAAACAAACTAACAACTTCTTTTCTGTGAGTATTGGCTCTAACCTCTCCCATAATTTTGGAAGAGGACAATACTTTGATTTGTGGAATGGATTCATTGCGGTCTTTTCAAATACTAATTTCATTTGTTGTATCTCGAAAAGTTTTTCGAAAATAGTTTTGCTTTCCCCCATGATTAAAAAGTAATAGAATAAAACATTTGAAATGCAGGACTCACTACTACTGACTCGTTTCGTTTATTGCCCCCCATTTATTTATTGAATTATAATCAAATTTTTACTAATTGCAAGTCTTTTTTTGACTTTTTTTGGTTCTTTCAATTCCCAGTCTTTCATACTCTTTATTGTTAAGTTCTTTATAATATTCATATTTTTCTATATAATATTTTTTGGTCTTTAATTCCAAAATATGTCATGGATTTTCAGCTTTTTCTACTAAATTACGTTTTGCCTCTATACTTAGAGGAACTTTACAGAACCAATCCCCTATTTTATCGAACTGAGATTTATTGGTAGATGGTAGTATTGGTCGGCAATTATCTACATCAAAAGCTATATGAGGATAGTTATATTTACTATAAACATGTCATCATTGTACGCTGTGAATACTACGAACCACTAAAATATCATAAGCCAATACATAAATTTTTCAATCTTTACTCCATGATCTAAATAATTTACAATAGAGTTGAAATTCTTTAAATGCTAAATTTTTAATAACTTTGAAAGAATATTTTTTTATTATTCTTTTTTTAACCTTTTTTTTGGCTTTCTTTGGATTAAATAATTTATCAATACTGGTTTTCTTTTCTCTTTGCTTAACTATTTGTCTTTCAATAGATTCACTTCTTTGTTTTTGTTTTTTAATACAATCAGAAGCCAATTTTTTTAATTTGGCTTTAATTTTCTTTCTGTGTTTGTATTTTCTATTATGATCTAACGACATTTACACAATCAGAATGTAAAAAGTTTCAGACTTCTACAATATATCAACGTCATTTATTTTTATCAACAAGATCTAGTGCATCTTCTTTTGTTGGATGATCATCTATATATCGATCTCAGTTTTCTTTTATGTAGGATCTTCGCATGGATATATTTTAATTAGATAAATAATCGTGATAGTTTTTATCTATTTCATTATATAATTCAGGAGTTTCTTTTTGTGATATTAAAGTCGTTCATCAAAATTTTAATTTATAACCATCTACTGTTACTACTATTCATACTACAATAGATTTTCATAATTTAGTTTCTATTGTTCTAACTTTTTTAAGAGTTTTCTCTTGGTCATTAAGTTCTTCTTTCCAATCTTTTATAAATCTATTCTTATTTATATTCATTTCTTTAGTTTTCTCTATTTCCATCTCTTTAGATATTAGCTTTTTTTCATCTTTTCGATGAGTTTCTGTCATTTTTTTATGTAGATCTATAGCTTTTTTATCTCATTTAGCTTTCAATATTCATAAGTTTAAAAATACTTTTCATAATCATTGAGCATATCATTTAACTATATCTCTGAATTTATCAAAATCAAAATCTAATAATCATTCAATATTATTAAAACAATTGATTTTATCTTTTTCTGATATAGTTATTTCTCATTTAAGTGTTTTCATGATTAAATATCTTGAAGAGTTAAAGTTCATTCTAATATTTTTTTATCATTATCCCTTTGTCTAATAAGTTCTTGTCTATGCCTTTCTCTTCATTCAGTCAATCATATAGCATTCTGTTTAGGTGGATCTTTGATTGGGAATACATCTGCTCGATTACTAACAATACTTTTCTCTAACATAGCTATTTTTATATGATCAGTATATTTAGATAAATTTTTTACTAAAAGTTCTATAGCATAATCTGATGGTATTTTATTATTATCATATCTCATTTCTAAAAATTTTTTAAATATTATGTTTATATCTTCATTAGGAAAATAAGATTTATTGATTCTCTCTATATATACTTCTTTTACTTCTTTTAAATTCTTTTTCTTCTTGGATGTTGTTAGTTGTTTGTTAGTTGTTTGTTGCTCGTTTGTTAGATTGTTTGTTAAGTTGTTTGTTATTTCAGTTATTCATTCTTGATATAATTCCCATTTTAAAAGAGTTATAATAGAAAATTTGTTTGTTGATTTGATTGTTATTTCGTTTGTTGATTTTAGCTTATTTAATGAAGTTCTTATAACTTGTAAGGTTAGACCTGTTTGTTCTTGAAGTTTATATAATCAAGTAAGTATTTCTCATTCTTTAATTATTTGTCATCTCCAAGAACTTTCTTTATAATTAGCTATAATTAAAAGATGTAAAAATAAAGTCTTAGTATTTATATCACTATACCATTCTCGATCAATAAATTTTCTATGTAATTTAATTCGTCAATCCATAAATAAAAATTAAATATAAAGAAATCCCCTAGGAGCTTTTGCGAGCGAGTTTCCTAGAGGATTCTTTTGATAGTCCCTCCCTTCGTTTCCGAAAGGTACACCACCGTATTGGTATTACTACCGCCTACTATCATTGCTCGCAAAAGCTTTATTAAAAGAATAATAAAGATTTTATAGTAAAAATCAAGACAATCTATCTAAAATCAAAATTGGATTTTACAACTAATCATTTTTCAAAAGATTCTTTTAGTGTAAACTTTGGATTCAAAGCATAATAACTTTGTTTTTGTCAGGTTTCTTTATTTATTATGAAATTATTGGGAATAAACATACCATCTCTACTTCTCAATTCAGAAATTCTTGATCCTGGTTCTGATATTCATTTATACCAAAAAATTCTAAAGTCTACTCGTTTTCAATAGTGTTGATCTAGAACTTCTAGAACACATTCCCTTTGGTTTAGTTTTTGCATGATATTTGATAAAATAATAAAACTTATTTAATATTATTTGCTTTAAGTAATACAATTAAATCGTAGGCAGTTTTACACAAGAAATCATCACAATTATTACAAATTTCTAACAATTTCTTTTCTGTATCTATTTGAGTTTTATCTTGTATATGTACTCAAAATTTTCAATCAGATTCATATCTTTTTGGAATACATGTCTTTTTATTCATTATTATCATTCTCAATTAAAATTTTTAATGCTTCTTTGGAATTTTTTTCTTTCAAAAAATCTAGTATTCTAAAACAAATAGAGATCTGTGAGCATGTTTTATCGCAATGTTCTTTGATATATTCACTATTTACGTAATCAAAGTTATTTGCCATTAAATTATTTCAACAGATAGAGCGATCTTTACAGTTATTTAGTTTCTTGGTCATCGTCTAGTATATCAAATAAAACGTGTTTAATCCTTCTGAGATATTCTATTCTATATTTTTCGCTTCTTTCTTTTAGCTTCTCAGGGTTTCAGTTTCTAATGTTTATCATATTGGCTTTATTTTCTTGACATAAACAATCACATAGCTCTTTATGGATTTCAGGTTGTTGTTTCCATATGTAATGTTCTTCTTGCAATATCCTTCACTCAGGAGAGTGTCCTATTCTTGATGTCATTTCTTTTCATTAACAGATAAAAGCGTAAACAATCTCAATACATAGTCGCAAGATAGATATTTTTCACAATTACCACATACATCTAATAGTTCTTGTTTAGTCTTTATACCAACCTTATCTTTTAGGTGTACATAAGATTCTCATTTCTCAATTCAATGGTGTGGGATACAAGGCTTCATATTATTCATTACGAAGTAAATCTATTTTATAATCTTTATATTTCTGCCAAGTTCTTTACAAATCTGCTCTAACGTCATTTCTTCTGTATCGTTTATTTCTATACCTGTAATATCTTCAAATATTTCTGCATTGAAGTGCGGTATATCAAGGTATTGTTGTCTTCATTTACTATCTAATTTATTCCACATTTTCTTGAATGCTGTTTTGAATCTGGTAGTATATGATTCATTTTTATCAAATTCTAGTTTATTATATATCTTAGGTATTCTTTCATATTCTTCTTTAGTTATTTGTGTATTAAATACTCTATATCTTTTCTGTTGAAAAGAATTTTCGTCATTGTATTTTTTCGCACTACAGAAATAATTATATTCTGTCATTTTAAGATTCTTGCAGTAGTTGCAGGAGTAGCAGTAGTTGCAGGAGTTGCAGGAGTCGCAGGAGTTGCAGGAGTCGCAGGAGTTGCAGGAGTCGCAGGAGTTGCAGGAGTCGCAGGAGTCGCAGGAGTTGCAGGAGTCGCAGGAGTTGCAGGAGTCGCAGGAGTTGCAGGAGTCGCAGGAGTTGCAGGAGTCGCAATTTTTATTAGTATCAGTCATAATAAATAAATTAGAGAATAAAAAACTATTTTAGTAAATCTTGTGCTTGTTCCCATTTCTTTTGACCTAACAATTCTACTATTCTATGACAAGTAGATAAATTTATACATTCTGAACTACATTTATTCTTTAGTATTTCTCTTGTTATGTATTCTCAGTCATTAGCCATTAAGTCTGTTCTATTACAGATGGTTCTATCGGTACATTTGTTAAGCATTGGTTTGATTATGTAATAAAGCATCTAAGTCCATTAGAAATCATTTAACCATAAATTGTTGTTGTAGATTGTATTTTTCATATGCTAATTTATAACATTCTTTTAGTTCTTCAATCTTACTTACTGGGATAGATAAATTATTTTTATAATAATCTAATCATTCTTGGATTTTAGTAATTCAATCTCTATATCATAACTTATATGATTCATCGTGTATTTGAAATTCTATGCTAGTGTCTTGATTCTATGTTGTCATAGGTTATGGGAGTAGGGAATAAATAAACTCTATTGTTTCTATACTTTGGTCTTCTATTGGCTTGCGTTTTTCTAGCCATAGTTGTATTATTCAATTTATATTATCTGATATAAATTCTGGTAAGCTATTAGATTTTCAAGACTCTACATAATCAAGTATATCTCATATAAGTATTGTTGTTGGTTTCTTGGTTTTTATTACTTTAAATTTATCTCAATCATAAGTTCACCAATATCATCAACTATAACCATCTCAATCAACATAATAACATAATTCATTATAAAGATCTATTTTACATTCATCTCGTCAAGCAAGAGAGAAAATTTCTCACATATTAAGATACCTAGTAAACCTATTATCATCAACATCAAATACCACATAACAATCTATTTTTTTAGAAATAATATCATTACTATATATAATATCTATTAACTCTTTTTTATCCATTTTTATTTTATATATTTTAAAACAAATTCTATATGTTTCATCATAGCGAACTCTTCATTGTAATTAGATTCTTGCTCTAACATATTTCAGTTTTCCATATCTTTATATTCAAATACTATTGTTTCATAATACATTAAAGCAGAATCTATAGATGATTTCCTATACATAGTTGATATATGAAATCATCTTACAATAGTTGAAGCTATATTCATTTCTTGCTTAGTTGGTGTCATAGGTTATTTATCAGTGGGTAAAAGAGTTTCTACAAATTTATAAATATATATAGTTCAATCTTTCATCACATATCAGTATGTTTTACTTTCTTTTCATACTTCTGAGCTATCTGTCATAATAAATTTTATATCTATATCAGACCAGTTTTTGATTTTATATTTAGCTATTTTCATAAGAATTATATATTTAATATATAAAAGACTATCTAGTAATACAAATAGCAGGAATATCCAATATCGTATTATCAAAATTAAGTAAATATGGAATACAAAACTTTGCTCGTACTATTCATACAATAATAGAAATTCAGACTATTATTATAATTCAGATTTCTGACAATGTTAGGTTTTTCATAATCCAATATAGTAAATATATAAAAGGTATTCTACTCAATAGATATTATTTTCAATATTTAACCATAAGTAAATCCATTTCTTCTTCTCCTGCACATTGGATATAAATATTTCTATTCCATCAACAATGTAGTCAGCTTTGTCAGGTTGGTGGTACTATTAGTAAATATACCAACCCTCACAATAATATTGTCAATATAGCTCGTAGGTATCGTGATGCTTTCATTTTTGTTTTATTTCTTTACCAAATTAAAATCAATTTACCCTATTTACTCGATCCCAGCTTATTCAGGAATCTCATACATATTTTTTAGATAAACATATTATATCGTTACATCAAGCATAAGCATATCACATTCTTAATGTATTTGCTAGAGATTTTCGATAATCTTCTACTGATTCAAAAGGATATAATCGACATCACTTATAAGGAAGTTTTACTTTGTGGACCTGTCAATCATTATCCATCATAGCTTTAATTCAACCTCGATTATTCATTCAACTACAACTAGCACTTGGTGCGAAGTTTATTCATATATGGCTTTCAGCATAACTTATTGATACCATTGTATAGAAATCAACCCCCATTTCATTACTTATTCATTTTAATTTTCAGTATAATAACCAATCATTACACAGTGGAGATATTTTTCATCTTAGCTTTCATTTCTTACATATTTTTTCCATAAGATCAGAATCTTTTATTTTAATATCTTCTTGACTGGGCTTTGTTTGGCTTCAGTCATTCCTAGAGATAAACCCTGATCTAATAGTTGTGATGGTGTAGGATCAATAATAGCCTTCTTGCTATCTACTGTGAGATATTCAGGAACATCTACTCTTGCTATTCATTCATTTGCTAACTTCAATGTTTCATCAATCAAATTCAACCAATCGTTGTCAATCAAACCTGTCATCTTTCAGTTATTTATAGCAATATAATCTAATGTTTGTTTATAAGTCAGACTATCTACTGCTGTTTGTTTAAATTCTTGGAGTAATTCTATATCGTTTTGATATAAACTTTTCTTGTTATATCCACTATCTATATAGAAATCATGGATTCTGTTTACAAATTGTTGATCAGTTTCTTTTTCTATAGAAAAATAAGAAAATCAAGCATATCATATTCAAGTTATAACAACCAAAACTATTAGTTGTTTTAATGCTCTTTTTAAAAATGATTTCATTTTGTTTATTTGTCTTAAAAAATAAAAACTAAATAATTTGTTTACTTTTTTCTTCTAATGCTCTTGCTAGATCTAGATTGTTTGTTTGTCGTTTCTTTAATAGCTTTTTGTTTCTAGAATGTTTGTCTGCAAGTTTCAGATTTTCTACAAAAGAATTTGATAATAAGATCCTCTGTTTTTCTTGTTGTAGATTTTCTTGATGGATTCTAACTTCTTCCAATTGATCTCTAGATGGAAGTTCTATAGTAGTTCTTTCTACTTTCTTCTCAGGATAAAAGATTGGAAATATTCGTCTAGTAATCTTCATAATTAAACAATAATAGATAAATAATAATGATATTAGCATTCGTATTGGGTTTTATCTCTCCCAAAACGGATCAGTGTCCGTTGCTTTCTATATCATGGGTATTATACTCTTTTTTTTTCCTTTTGCAAGAGGAAATTTGAGATTTTTTTTACTTGGTTAGAAGCCACTTTACAAACAATTTGTTATTAAATTTTGAAAGTTTATCGAAAAGTTGTTTATACTTTTTTTCTGATAATAGGGTTTTTCTATATGGATTGAACATTTTTTCATCCATACCAAGATATACCAATAAATTTTTTCAGAAAAATAGTCCTGATAGTCTAGGATATTCTTTTCTAAGATTGTGTAAGATAGATCATGCTAGATCTATGCTTTTGTCATAATAATTATCCATAATAAAAATACTGTTTAATATGTAAAACAGTATCATTATATATATTTACTTCCTATTTGCAAGGGATTTAGTATTTGAATCACAATACATTCTCCAATCATGCAGTTATTGCCTTTTCTTGCAGGAATTGTTTTAGTCTAGGATTTCATATTTCGTATAATTCTTTGAAAATTTTTATTCATTGTTTAGCTTTTTGTATAGTTTTGAAATTAGCAAAATATTCAGAATCTTTTTTATCTATAAACATATAAGCGGTATACAATTTGTCTATATTATTTTCTTCTATATATCAGTATCAATTATCTCCTCGTTCTTTTCAGAATGAGTTTACATGTTTGAATAATTTATCAGAACTATGATATATTTCGTTTTTTCATGTTATATCGAAAGCATGTCAGATTGTTGCTGCTGATCAGAATTTTAATATAGGCGATTGCGACATTGTTCGTTTCACTCTATCAGTACCTGTAAATAGAAAAGATATATCCAAAGCTTTTTTAAATAGGTCTAATCTTCTTTGTAATGTCATTGATGTTCAATTAGAGTATTTATATCAAACTCTTGGTATTGAAACAAATCAGATTATTTTATCTAATTCTTTGAATTGTTTTGCTCTATCTAATAATGTATGTGGTCTGTTATCTTTGTAAGTGCCTGGATCTTTTTGTGGTCTAAGTATTTCTCAAACAGTTTCTATATCTTCTAGCATATCAAGCATTGTAGATAGAAATTGAGCAGCATATCGAGTACATTTTGGGGTATTTCATTGAGAATATAATATAAGATTGTCTTGTAACCATGTTATTGGAGTTTTTCAATTAGCAAACTCTAGATATTCCTCTAATAGAAAATCTCTAGAATCAGGAATATCAAAAACATAATCTTCAATAAATTTCAATTCTTTAGTTTCCATGATTTTTTAGTTACTTCATAAAGTATCAAAACTTAACTCCTCTTTTATTATATCTATGAATTGATCTATATCATCATATCTAATTTGACTTACCTCATTGATTCAATCTTCTGTGCAGCAAAGAATCTTATACAATATAGGTTTATACTGCTTTTGATACATATCTATTCAGAAATGCTTTGAATCAACGAATCAGACTGCCTTATTCGTCTGATAAAAGATATAGTTTTGATCCATCTATTTTATTTTTTTAGTAGATTTTATTCTATAATATACAGCCATTACTTGCGTAGCAATAGCAACTATTGACATAATAATATCTAGTATCTGTTGTTGTAATTCAGAATCTAGATCGATAATATTAGTTGAAACTAAGATCCAAGCTATAAAAGATACAATTTGGCTTCGGATAGTTCTTGAAAGATACCGTTGTTTAAATTCCATGATATATATTATTAAAAATTAAAAAATACAATTTATTTTATATTCCTTTTTGGTAGACGTTCTTCCAATATTGTGCTAAGTTCAGTAAATTTCTGAGTAAATATTAAATTCATAGAATTTACTTGCTGGATAAGTGAATCTACTTTAACATCTACAGTATGAGTATGGTTAGTTGCAAGAAGCATAGCATCTTTGTTGTCTTGTATTATAGATTCAAATTTTTTGTCTGTTGATTCTTTTCCGAGTTTTACTTGTTCTGCAAGAATATTTGCTTTATTCTCCATCTCTTTCTGTGCTAGTATTGAAGCTTTACTATCAATTTCTTTGTCAACCACTGCTTGTTTAATTTCCATACTATCTTGTGGCTTTTTGAAATATAGATAAACAGTAAAAATTACTCATACTATTGCTATAAATGACATTATATTCGATGCAGTCAACTTTACTTCCATACGTATAAATTAAAATATATAAAACAATCTATTGTTCAATCCAATCTGATCAAGATAAATATTGTAATGACACTCTATCTCAGGAATTAACAATTTTTAGATTATCTCATATATATATTCAATCTGTTTTTATTCAGTATTTTGTTATCTCTAACATTGGAGTATTTCCATAAAGAAACGATAGATTTCAATTTCTATATCAAAAACTTACAAAATCAAATCATGATGCAATAAGTGTATCTTCGTTAAAATAGTTATCGTTAGATAATTTTCATGCTATATAGTCTACAGGTTGGATCTGTTCTATTACTTCTAATCAGTAAATTATATTTGTAAGAAATCAAGTAAATGGTTTAGCTCATTTCCAATCTGTTGATCATGTAGTTATATCAATTATAGCTGTAGAATTTTCATCGTAAGGTATTATTAAAAACCCTGTTGATAAAGTAGTTATCAATCATGTTCAATTTGATCGTCATATATCAGAAACTAATAAATCTGTAGATAATCCCCATTTTAAATCAACATCCCATCATGTATCAGAATAATTATTTCCATATCATGTATTTGTTGCAGTAATTGTCATAACTCAGTTATTAAGATTATATGTATTATTATAGAAATTTATAGCAACAGATCTCAATCAATCTGATGTATTATTCAAAGAAAAACTATTATTAAATACATTTCAAGTTCATGATTGTACTATATATCATCTTAGGGTATTATTAAATACTGCACTATTATTTACAACATTATAATATCATCCATTTATAAATATTCAGTTCTGAGTATGATTAAATGATAAACAATTATTTATAACATTATAATTTGAATTTGTAGCAAGCGAAAATCATATAGTAGAACTATATAATCTAGAATTTTTAAATAGATTATATTTTGAATTACTCATTAAAATTGCTCTATTTGATTTGATAATATCTAGATTATATATTGCATTATTATTAGCGTTTGTCATTGAAATAGAATCTCATCAACTTCAATAAAATTTCAATCATTCAATTATATTATATTGAGATCCTGTTATATTTAGTATAATTCATCCTGTTCAATTAAGAATAACATTTCATGATCAGATTAAAACAGTACAACTTTCATCTATTACTATTGGAGATCAAATTGTATAACTACCGCTTTCAAAAACATATTTAGTATTTCCATCGAAAGATGCTGGTATTGTTCATGTTATATTTACAGTAGAGAATGATTTACAATTATAACTGTATCAACTCCAGTTAGATGTATAAAAATCACTATACAATGAATTATCTACAGTCTTTATATTGTTTCACAATAGATTAAAGGATCATTCATTATTTATATCAAACATTGGAATCCCATTAGGAAGTCCTGTATCTGTAAATACTATTCTTTTTGTAGAAACTTCTTGTGTTGAGAAATTTACTCTTTTCACTTCAGCGGATGCAAAAGTTATCATAGAGAACAATATAATTGTTAGAAAAGATAGAAGCTTTTTCATGTAGAAAAGAATTTATATTATAAAATTACTCGATCATCAGCACTAGCTGTTCATATAGATTTATACCAAGTACCTGTAGCTGTATCTAGATATTCTTCTCATACTCTAGTTGGTACTGTTGATGGTACTCATGATCATTCTGTTGCCGGAGAAGATCATCAAGACCTTTCTAGTTTGTTTGTAAATGGATTCATAACTCGAGCCATCTTTTTATTTACTTACCAATTAAAGATATGTATATGCTTTTACTGTAGCAAGATCTGTTGCAGTAAAAGTAAAATCAGGACTTCCACCTGCTCGTGTAACTGATTTTCCAGCTTCAAAAGCTCATGTAGCTGTAACTGTTATAATTTTCATAATTTTCCAAGTTGCATCAGTAATCAAATCTGATGGATTTCTAGGAGTTAGAAAATACTCTATAGTATTGGCTCAATCTAGTTCACTGTAATAAGCAAGTGCATTTCAGTGTAGGAATAATTCAGAGAATGGATAGTTTGTCATGATGATATTATATTAAATTGTAAAATACTTTCGTATGTATCAATTAGCATTATTTCTTTTTCAGTTACAACAAGATCGAATATTTCATATATTAAATCATTCTTCTTTTATATCCACTCTATTATTCCATATTTTTATAGTATTTCAATTTAAATCTTGTTGTATTATTTTATAATTTCTACTGGTATTTCTCATCTGTTCTTTTTTAGTTGCTCGTCTACAATTTTCTTTACAGTAGTTTCAATTATTATTTATGCGATCTATACTTGTATTTTGTTCTCAGTATATAATACGATGTTCTATATACGATTCATACATATCTTCCATAAATCATTCAAATTTATTCCATTTATCACAAACAAATATTCAGCGTTCTCAGTACCATTTATAACGAGGATCATTTATATTATTACATCTTTTTTTTAATAGTTTCCATCTGTTATAAAAGTTTGTTCAAGTCATTCAATGTGTTTTTCAGTATTGAGCCATAGTTATTTAAGTTAAGGTTAAAAACTTTCTTGGGAGAGTAAATATCCTTAACATATTTACTCACATTAAGCCGCTAAGCCCCATTACAATTTAAGAATTGAATTATTTCTGTAGATATAGAAATTTTTATTTATATCTATTCAGAACTCATTAGGTTTTAGATTAACATTATTAGGATCTTCAATAAATACTAATTTGTGTCAATCATTTCAATCTACTCAGTCATCATAATCCTCTCATTTTACTGGTGTTTTTCAATCTTCTCAATCAAAATAGTCTATTCATTTTACTGGTGTTTTCCCATCCTTACCAGGTTTTCAAGGTTTTGGTGTAACTTTTTCTATAAATTCTTTATTGTCTATAAGCTTTTTCAATAGAATTTCAACAATTTCTTTGATATTTGGTATTATTGTTTCTCCAGGATCTCATTTTATCGAATCTCATTTCTTTCCCTCACATTTTTTTATGAATCATTGATCATCCCTTAGTCTTTCATATATACGGTTCTCTAATAGTTTTAGATTCACTTCTTCTGCACGTTTTCAAGGTTTTCAAGGAAGTCAATCTTCTCAATCTTTTCATTGTAGATAGATTCAGATTATATTTTGTCGCATATTTCCTGTCCGTTCGTATGTTGTTTGTTCTTCTCAGGTTATTATTATTCTATCTCAAATACTGTATTTCTTCTTTTCGAGGAACTTTATAGAATCTTGCACTGTTTGGAATAATCATAGTATCATGTTTTGGTTTTTAATAAAATGAAATACATAGATCCGCATTAGTTAAATATAATTTATTATGTGTTCCTCGCACTTGTGTACCTGATACATCTTTGAATTTTATTAGAGATCATGTAAGAGATGATAAGTATGGTTTAGATCAAGATAAATAACCAATTCAATAATTTCCCAAAAAAGCTGTAGATAAAGTAGTATCAAAATATAGTGTTTCATCATATAATAAATAAGTTCACATATCATAAAACATAACTAATCATGTGTTCGTTTGTGTAAATCATATACGATTATTAGCATCTACTCCTACAATATACGAACTAGCTGGCATTGAATATCATGAGAATATTATTCATGTATTCCAATTAGTTGCATTAGATATATCTGTATATATAGAAGCTTTTCATAATTTTTTTGAAGTAGATGAATATACCCAAACATTTCATGAATATACCATAGCACTCTGACAATCAGTTATTCATAATCAAGCACAAGCCCTACTTTGTGATACCAATCAGAATGAATTAGTTCCTCATGGATCACGTAATGTTAGCGTATTTGCTGTAACAAATGGGATATATCACATATTATCTGTAGAAAATTTACTATTTGTTGACTCAAAATCATATAATACAGTAAAATAATCAGGAGAACGTCAAGCAATATATGCATCAGAACTAATTATATTATTTATTGTTTGTTCTAGTGTATATCAATCAACAACGATTTCTCAATTAACCAATAATTGTCATGTTATATTTTGGGTTCAAGAAAAATTATTATTTCATACCAAAACAGCATAATTTCAACTATTAGCCATAAATATTGGATCGGTTTCTGTATATCATGTAATATATAGGTTTCCTGCTCAATCAGTAATAGATCCTGTTACTACAAGGTTTCAAGATAGATAAGTATTTCAGTATGTATAATTATCTCAGAAATAGTAGTTAGTACCAGTGTAGATATTGTTACCTGAGAAATAAACATTTCAGACTAAGTAAATATCGCCTGTTTGGATTATATTTCCTAGAATGAATAAATCTTCATTAAAGTATGTATAAGAATTATAGGTATTAGTTCCTGTGTATACATTATTTCCTGAGAAATAAGAGTTTCATATATAATAAGTATCTCAGTTATATGTTGTTGTTCCTGTATATATAGTATCTCATGAATAATAAGTATTCAGTGTATAATAAACATCTCAATTAAAAACAGCATCTCAGGTTATAATAAAATCTCACGATACAGATATTGATCAATTATAGATAGTATCTCCAGTAATAATATTGTTTCAACTAAGTAGAAATGCTTTCGAATTTACAAATCAACTAACGGCATTTTGGCTCATAACTAGAATATCAGAACTTCATCAAGAAGTATCAGTAGAAACACTTGTCCAAAGTATATAATCTCAGCTTTCTGAGTTCCAAATAGGATCTGATTCTACAAGTCAAGTTATCATATCTGTTTGACAGGAAACTCAACCACCAGTCCATATACAAAGTTTATCATTAGTTCATGATCAAAATATATAGTCTACTCAACCACTATTCATTATTCTTCAATAAACAATAGTGTTTCAACCACTATTTATATCTAATACAGAAGTTCCCCCACTTGTTCAGTCAGAAGTAAATAGAAATCTTTTTGCTATCATATCGTATGTAGATCGTTGTGCTGTCCTAAATGCAGCAAAAGTAGTAGTGAAAGCAAATAGTATAAACAAGATCCAAGATAAGTATTTCTTCATTACAAAAATTATTTAAAAAATAAATTATGAGGTCATGAAATTGTATTCAGCCCAACTTGAATCGTTTGCAGCTTGTGCAAAATATTTTAATCCAGTTGCTGTATCAATATATTCATCTCCAGCTTTAGTAGCTGTTACTGTTCAATTAGGATCTCAGATTCATGAAAATAGTTTTGGAGTAGTGGCAGCAGAAACACTACTGTCTTTTTCTCTAACTTTTCATAATACGACATCTATCTTTAGTCCAGGCATCTTTAATTTTAAGAATAAGATAAAAGTTGCACTGCTGCAAGATCAGGAACTGCATTATTATAACCATCTGTTTCAACCAAATCTATAATATCTCAATCAGCATCAGTAGTACCTTTCATAACTCTTCGTACTGTATCAGTTATAAGAGATCCATGAGCTGCATCAGCATAATAGATAGCATTATTCAAAGCATCTTTATAGACTACTTTGCGAGGAAGCATTGTTCCTGTCATTAGTAAGAAATTTTGTACGGTCATTTTGTGAAAAATTAGTATTTAAAAAACTATTTATCTTTTTTTGGTGTTTCAGGTTGTTTGCTTTGTTCTGATAATTCTTTTTGGATTTCTCATAATAACAATACTACCTCGTTATATGGCTTTGTAAGAAGATAGTTTATTACTGATTGCACTAGATTGTCTGATAATTGCATGATATTATTGTAAAGGAGTAAATGATTGTCATACTAGAGGAGATTTTTTCCCTAATCTCTCTATTTCTGATTCTATTCATTCTTTAAGCTTTTCGTATCAAATTGCAACAATTTCTTCGTCTGTTTTATCTTTAGATTCTTCTAAAGAAACTGTAGTATCACGATAAAAAGCTCTTCAATTTACATCAATAGAGAATCCTACAGCATAACTTGTAGGTTCTTCTTGTGGATATAATTCAAATTTTGCAATTTTAATTTCTGACATTATAATATATTATAAATTAAAAAACTATTTTGTTGTTATCTCTCTTGAACCTAGCATATCTACTTGATGATGTATTCATATTGTCCAAATTTGAACTTCTCACGGATATTCATTAGCACTAGCCGCAATTCTTTTTATATTAAATCATATTTGTTTCATTGATCATAGCGTTACATTATCAAAATTCAAAGTTATTCTTTTGTATTGAGTATCATAAACAATTTCTTTCGTTATTGTCGTTGGTGTAGGTACTAAATCTCACTCATCAGTAGACATATATATTATCTGGAAGTTTACTTTATCAGTAGTTCAGCTTGGTGCTGTATTTCATGAAAAATGTATATGAAATTGACAAGCTCAACTAGATATTGAATTGTGTGGTATCTCAATAAAAGCATCTCAATCCTCATTTACATCAAAACTTCTTGTGAATATTCCTGTTCCTGTTCCTGTACTATCTAATATTTCAACTAATCAAGGTAGTGTAGCGACTGGTCATTGTAATACTAATCATCATATATTTGCATCCTCCCAAGTTGTAGCAGTTCATATCGCTTGCATAGTTCAATCAGATTCAAATTTTGTATAGTTAGTTACACTATCTCCAAATCTTGCTGTTCATAATATATCAAGATTAGCATTAGGCGTTGCTGTTAATAATCAAAATCTTCAATTTACTAGATCAAATCTCATCTTCTCAGCTGTTGTACTATCTTGAAATACAGCTGCGTATGATCTAAAAGATATTTTTGATGAAGCATTTACCTGTGCAACAAATTCTAGGTCTAATTGTCAGTATCATCTAAATCTAAGATTGGAATTGTTTCAGAACCAAATTGCAGAATCTCAACCGACAGTTCAAAAAGATAATTGAGATACTAATGTTCATCCCCATATTTTTACTTTCTCTGTACCTGTAGACGACACCTCTAGTGTTGTTGTAGGCGTAACTGTTCAAATTCAAACATTAAGATTGGCTAGAATAGTCATTGCTACACTAGACGAAGAACTATTCATAAATTGGAATAATGGTCTAGTAACAACCGCTCAATTATTAAATCTAGATATAAATTGGGTAATTGCTACTGTTCATGAATCTACTGTTGATTCTCATAAAAAAGTGCATCAAGGATAACTAGCTCAATTAGATCTTCATCTAAATATAGCAGAAAATACTCATGCTGTAGCTGTATAGTTTTCTATTCTAAAATATCAGGTTGTTGCTCAAACTCTTTGTATATTTAAGTATGATTGAGTATCTGAGAGAATATCTAGTTTATATGCAGGTGTTGTTAATCATATTCAGATTTTTCAGTTTACACTGTCTGTATACAATAAATTAGTATTTACTGCTATGTTTGGAGTATATAATATTCATGTAGCGTTTATAAATCATAGTGTAGTATATGATGTAATATTTCAAGAAGCATTTCATACCGCAATATTTGTATCTCCTATTCAACCTCATAATACTCATAATAAACTCCAATCAGATACCGCAGAAACTCAAACAGATATATATGATTTTCAATGTAAAGGATCAACCCATATCCATCATGTTTGAGGTGGTACTATATTAGGAGCATAATTTCTTACAACAACCGCAGTAACATTTTTAATTTGAGATATTCAATCGAGTTTTCAAGAATTAAATCAATAAACTATTTGAGTCATTAATTTATCAATTTTTTCTTTCTGTTTGTTTTCTATTAATAGCATATAATATTATATTATGGATAAACTACTTTTTCAGAGAACTTTTCTTTTTTAGTGAGGATGATGATGTTTTTAATGATGTTTTCTTTTTTAATGATGTTGATTTCTTTTCTTCAGGAGATCATCAACCAAACCATCGATAATATAGTTTTCAAACGTATGGAATAAGTTGGAAAGATTTTGCTCTACTAAACTCTAATCATTTTGCAGAACTTGTAGCTTTTACTATATCTTTTATTGGATAATCTATCAAAGATGTTGGAGGTAAGAATACTGATTGGAGAAATGGAACTATTCATTCTGTTTTTGCTTTGTATACTTGATACTTAGAAAATCAGAAAAGTCTGATTATATTATCTAGAATCATATCAGGTCGTTCAAAATCTCTTCATAGTAGTAGATTCTTCAGTATATCAGCAGTACCGTTGAAAATCATCAAAGCTCCTGCAAGACTAACTAGATTTTTCAATCATTTTTTTGGATCTTTTTTTATTTGATCGTAGATTTCTCTTCTAATAACATCTAATTGTTTGATTGTGAATGTTTTGAGCATATACATTATTCTTGCGTTTGGATTCATTAAGTATGCTTTCGGCATTTCTGTAGGTCAAATTGGTTGGAAATCAGCTAGATCATTAAATAATAAGAATTTAACATCCTCACTGACTGTTTTATTTTGGAGATCGTTGATTATTGTATTGATGGCTTCTTGCGGAAATCATTTCTCTTGGAGATCTTTTTCCAATCATTTTGGATCTTTTTTGGATTGGGAAACATATTTATCGAAACTTGAATTGATAAAAGTTTCTTTTCCAAGTTTATCCATCCATCAGATTCAAACAGTAGAGAAAATTTTGTTTAATGCTTTCTGTAGCTTTCATCCATCAGAAAATTCTCTAGCAATTTCATTAATCCCAATATCTTCTTTTGTAATATTCTTTTTAGAGAATAATGATTTTGTTCCTCTGATCCATCAATTTTTATACATAGCCCATGCAAGATCTCCTATCTGAGTTATTGCAGACATTGGATTTCCCATAGTAACCATATAACTTAAATCTCTATAAGCAGATAATCATCAGTTCATAACTCATTTATTAAATCTAGCAAGTAATAGCTCTTTTAGTTGTAATTCCTGTTCAGGGGTTATTTTTCAATCTTCTAAGAGTTTCATTGTTACTGCTCCAATACTATCATTAGGATTTTCTCATCCAAAGAATTTTTTCATTTCTATAGCATCGTTTACTCATTCTAGGTATCTCAATAATCATTGAAAAGGTTCGTAGTAGTATGGAATAAGATCTTTTGTAACTACGTCTATACCTCTTTGTTTGAAATTCTTGCTTCAAATAATAATATTTTGTGTTCAGAATCATCTTAGCATTGAATTTGCTACTGCGGCTTTTTCTTCTACAGTCAAAACTCTACCTATAGACATCTCTTTTTCTTTGATAGCTCTTTTAATGAATCATGATTCATCTTTTCTTTGTAATGCTTCGAGAAGTCCAGCAGGATCTTTAACAACTCTTGGAAAATAATCTTTTTCGTATCATATATCGAATCATTGTTCTTCAGCTCTTTGGTATACTCAATCCAATACTTTTCTAGGGAGTTCTACATTATAATCTTTTAATATTTCTTGTGTCTTTTCTTTATCTCCATTAAATAATGCAAAAGTAAGATCAGAATAATCTACAGCAGAAAGTTTCTTTTCTAGTTCTAGAAATTCTTTTGAATTTTCTATATCAGAAATAGATCTTTTGTTTGCTTCAGAATATTGTCTACGTAATTTATATTTTAATTCAGGAGCTATCTTTCCTATTTCTGTTGATATTGGAGAAATAATATCTTTAAGAACTTGTTTAGCTCATTTTGTAGACATTTTTTTGAAATCTGATTTTGTTATCTTTGTTTCATAGATACTTCTTAGATCTTGGATTGATTTCTTTCATTCTTCTTTGAAATATTTAGTAGCATCATATTTATCTACATTTCAAAATTTAGGTCATTCTTTTGAGATTTGTTTGAAGTATCTCATTTCATCAGAAACCTTAAATTTTTGATCTTCTGTAAATTTATCAGCAATATAATCTCTATTATTATTCATAATATCATTAAATAGATCTATCATCTTATTTTCTTTTCAGAAAAACTTTTTAATACTTTGTATTAAATCTTTCAAAAAGTTTATTATTTTCTGTCAAACATTCGATGGTATCTCTTGTTTCATCATATAATCGTTTCCTAGATCAGCAAGAAACTCTTCAGCGTTTTCTAAAGTTGGCTTCTCTCCATCTAGATAATCTTTATAAGCAACACTTTTCATTACATTGGACATTATCTCAGCTTTTCTTTGAGGACTTACAAATAGATCTAGATACGCATGCACTACCTCGTGTCTTGGTGTAGAAATATCGGGGTTTTCAATAAATGTTATTGCTCATTTTACATATTTACCAAAAGCCAATAATCATTGAGGAGTAGATATTTTGTTTGCAAAGTTTACTGATACTTCGTTTGCATCAAAATACTTTCTAACTATCTTTAATGCTTCTTCTTTTGAGATAGGTTGTTTTGTTGCTTTCTTGAAAAGTTGATATAATGCAGGAGCAAATACATCTTCAATAGCTTTTCAGCTAGGTTTTTGTCTTAGTGGTGCTTGTCATTTAATTATTCTAACTACTTCAGGAGTAAGTTCGATTGTTTGTTGTTTTTGTATTTTAGTTTTTGTTCAATTTATATCGTATCACAAATCAATCTTTATAGGAGTTTGTCCAGTAAGATCTTTGACTATATTAGGAACTTGTTTATCATACATATTATATGCTCGTTCTCATCATATCTTTAATCAGTTTCAATCTATTTTTCATTCTTCATTTCACATAATCTGTTCTGCTAGTCATTTTCAGATTACATCTCATAATGATTTACCTTTCCATTCCGCTTGTGATGATCAAATAATAGTACCATCTTTATCGATTGTTATACCAACTTCACTTCATGATATAGGATTTATTTTAATGGTTTTACCACCAATTTGTGATGGATTCCAATTTATATTATCAATATGTTTCTCCAAAGAATATCTTTCAGCTGTTTGTTCTCCATTGATCCAAGAAAAGTATTTGTATCACTTCTCAGCAGCTTCAAACAATGCTCTTTTGATTGCTAGTGTTTGTCGGTTTTTTAGAAGAGTATTATTGGGTATTGAATTTGTTCCCTTGTCGGTAAAACTCAATAATGTTTCAAATCTATCCAGTTCCTCAGGCGTTCAATATCTTTGTATTAGTTCTCTATTTCATATTCCTCTAGGATAAACAACCTCATCTATAGGATATTTATTACGCATTTCTTTTACAAATTCGGTATATTTGGTTTGCATTTCTTTATTTTTTTCTATCTCTTCTTGTGATATTTGATTCTTTCTAGCTTCTCTTGCTCGATCACTCTGCAACTCTTCCATAAATATAACCTTTTCTCAGTTATATTCTCTTTCGTTTAGTCTTAGATGTGCTAGGATGTTTGGTTGTTCTCGGTGGGAGCTTCTAAAGGATTTTTCGTTTCATGGTCAATAGGTATTTAATGATTTTAATGCTGCACGTATAGCTTCAGATTCTGTCTTTCATCAATTACCTACAAATCATCATTCTCAGTTATCGCTTATTACGTTATATATACCTAATAATCATTTTTTAATTATCATATCTTTTGGTAGTTCTGTATATTTAACTGTTGGAGCTTGAATTAAAACCTCTTTATAGTTCTTTCATCATGGGAGAGTATATTTTTCGTATTTTGTTGGTTCTCATTCATCTTTTTTGAAAAAACTTGTTACTTCTCAATCCATATCATAATCTAGATCCCATCATTTTGCGTTTATTTTAGCTTTTAATTCTTGTATTTTAGAAAAATCTCAATCAACTTCTGATTCTTCCACTATTTGTCTTATATTTTCAGGTATTGATTCATATGCTCAATCATCACTAAGATCTATTTTAGCATAATCTTTAGCTCAAAGAGTTGTTTCTTCAGTTTCTCTAAGTTCAGGAGCAAATTCTTTAGCGGTCAATTCTGTTGATTGGTTCTTTAGATTTTGGAACTGATTGTTTGGTACGATATATGTAGTTCAGTTCTGCAACAAAACTTTACCTCATATCATTTGGTATGGAGTAAGTGGAGTTCATTCTTTTATTGTAAATTTATCTCATTGAATATCTTTGATCACTAGATCTTTATCTAGGTTTATATCAGGAAGTTTATCGATAACATCTTCGATTTTAGCGTTCTTGTATTTTTGGATTCCTGTTCTAGTGTTTTCAGGGATCTCTGATTGGATTGTTTGGTATTTAGTTTGATCTACTTGTTCCATCTCTGATTCTTGTATCTGTTCAGGACTTGGAGGGAGTTCTATATCTTCTTCTACTGCAACACTAGACATTGTATCAAAAAATTCGTCTAATGTAGCTTTAGTTTCTCATCAATCTTCTTCGATAATTTTATTAATAGTATTTTGTTGGATAGATTGCATGATTCATCCAGGAACAGACATCCCAAAACTTAGAATAAACGATTCTATTCAGATTTTAGCGTATTCTTTCAATGTACCAAAATCTCTTTCAGATCATAAACTTTTTGCTCCAAGATTTTGGACTGCTTGTTGTGCTATTTCTTCAATAGATTCAGCTGTCATTGATTTTAATGTTTGGATCAATCATTCTTTTAATACTCATTTCTTTACAATAGCGTTTGTTATTTGTTTTGTTAGAGGTTTCATAAACGGTTTCAATTGGGTTTCTAATGCTATTGTTTCTATTACTGTATTTACTCATCACATTATAGTTGATGCTGTATTTATTTGGGATGGTGTAAGTTTTAGTGATTTATCGTTAGTAAGATCCTGTGTAACTTCATCTTTCATTTGAGGAAACATTGTAGCGTATACTAATGCAGGATTCTTAGTTGCTATTCATGCGGCTATAGCAGGAAATGCTTGTCAAATAGTAGCAAACATTTTGTTACCAAGTGTTTGTCGATCTCTTTTGTCTAGTGCATCAATAGCTGTTGCTTGTTGGTTCTTCTCTTTTAATTCTTTTAATCGTGGTCTTTCATTGAAATATGATTCTTGTGCAGCATTGATCTTGTCCTTTCAAATACTTTGTAACATATCTATTTTTTCTTGGAAATATTGGGATCATTTCTTAGAAATAAGATTAAGATAGGTTTTAACTTTAGCAGTTCATATTTGGATTCATGTATCTAGTATTCCTCTAGCAGAAGAGAATCATGTATCAACAAGTTCTCACAAAAAGCTTTGTGAAAGTTCTCATACTACAGAAGAAGTATTCCCATATTTTCTATATAGTTCTTGTCTTTCTTCTAGTGGGCTTACTGCTGTCTTTGTTTGACGTATAGTTTTTTCGAGAAAATTCTCTTGTGGTTCGAAGATATTTCAGTTCTTTATTTGTGGTTGGATGTTAAAATCCTGTGCGGTTTTCTGTTGGATTGTTGTTGGTTCGATCTTAGCTGGTTGGATTATAGTCTTTTTCTGTGTCTGTTTTGGGATTGGTGTAGAAAATTGTTCTTTCTCTTCAGGAACAGAAAAATTATTTGCAGCATAATCAAATATATTTGTTTTCTTTTTCAAAATATCTAATGGATTTTCTCGAACCATATTATAAGTTTAAATAATCTAAAAGATCGTTTGCAACACTTCTTCCAAACCTTTCTTTTAATGAGCCATATAAAATATCTCTATCTACTTTGCTTCATTCAAAAGTTTTCTCCAAAAGAGATCCCATTACTTCAACTGCATCAGAATTACTTGTATCATATTCCATAAGATCGTTTTCCATAAGATATTGGAAAGTTTTATTAGGTCATACTGTATCTTTCAATGGAGAAACTCGAGAATTTTCATCTTTAGGGAATGTTGCTTTAGCTCTTGTAACTAATTCTCAGATCTCATCTTTTGTAGATTCTTTGTTTAAATATGTATCAAATAACGATTTATTTACTGTGGAAATTATTGAATCTCTAGATTGTCATTCTAATCCATATTCCTTTAATGTCTTTGGACTAAGAATATCAGTAGAATTCATTGTACCATTATATATTCATTGTGTAATATTTGTCATCGAATTTGATCATTGTCCTGCAAGACTACCTACATATTCGAAGTGTCCTAGATCTCCTGCTCATGCTGTTTGATAGAATCAATTTTTATTTAGGATAGCTTTTGTTCTATCATCAACTTTTCATCATCAACTAGCATAAATATCTACAGCCATTCATGATTCATGTTTAGATTTTCATACATCAGCAACTTGGTGTCAAGCTTTTCTCAAAGCTGCAGCTGTTTCGTTAGGATTCTTTGCATTAAATGGTATTCAATATTTTGAAGCCATACCTTTGATAGTTTCTGTTTGATCTCTTTTGCTTTCTCCTACCGCTATCTTTATTCCATTAGCTTCTAGTTCTGATTGAGCTGTTTGTAATGCTGGAAGTATTGCGGTATCTACATCAATATTCTTGTTTCAAAACTTAGCGTTTACATAAATTCATGTAGCTTGTGTAGAAGATTGTGTTGGAGCGTTCTTCCGAGTATTTGTTTTGCTATCATAATATTGATAGATAGGTTTTCCATCAGCACCATATCCAGTTATTTGCATATTAGGCATATCAGCTTTAGATTTCTGTCGATTGAATTGATCAACTTGTAATCCAAAAGATTTATCTCGGTTAGATTGTTGTTGTGCTGCTTGTTTAGCTGCAGCTTCTTCAGCTTTTTGTTTATCTAATCTTCATAATACAAATTGGTATCATTCGATTTCAGCTTTTTTGTTGTATTCTTTTACTTCAAATTCTGTTCTAGCATTTTCTGATAAATCAGATAACAAAGCTATCTCGTTTCTATATTTTGATTGGAGTTGTGTCAATCTTCTTACAAAAGGTTTAGTCTTTTCTTGGATATAAGCGTTCAAGAAAGGATCGTCTGTAGCTTCTCCACCTTTTTCTACTACTTTTGTTTTAACATCATCAGCAAAATTTTCTATCTCTGTTGATAGATCATTGATTTGTGCTTCTGTTTCTCTAGCTGTTTCTTTTGCTCTTTGGACATCATCATCAGCAGCAAGGAAACTAGCAAGAGTTGGAATCTTATCATCAGTCATTAAAGACAATATTTTCTCGGAAATTTTTCATTCTAATCATGTACCTAGATCAAACTTTTGGCTCTTCTGTCATTCCAAAGATTTATCAGGACTAAAAGAAGATACTTCTCATCCAATATAGTTGTATACTGAGTTTTCTGATTTAGTAACATACATAGAATATGCTCTATTTAATGAATCTCACATCCCTTTGTTCAATAGATCATTCCAAGTCTGTCCTCCTTTTAGAAGTTCTCAGCTTTTCATGTATTCAGACAACGAAGTAACATCCATTGTAGAAAACTTTTGGAGGTTATTGAATCTCTCTCTAGCGGATTTTAGTTCAGGGTTTCCTGTTGCTGCATCGTAGTCTATCTTTTCTCATTTTAATAGCATATTGAAATAATCTTCAGATTTATATGCTGGGATTTCTCTATTGATTAAGTTGTTTACATTATCGATAGTTCTGTTATACCAAGATTCTATTGCCGGATCTATTCCTCATTCTTGTCTATCAATAATATCGTGGAGGATAGTTTCTTTTCTTTTAGCATCAGACATAAACTTCATATTGGGATTATTAAGCATTATTGAGGATGCTATAATCTTGTTTCTTTCGTTCATATATCCTGGTACTTGGGATTCAGTATCGATAGCTTCTTGTCAGAACTTATTCCAAAAAGGACTATCAGGAGAATTAGACAATCACAATGCTACATCAGGTTTAATAGCATTGATTTTATTTAGATCATCTTGTTTTTGTTGTTGTAATGCTTCTTGATCTTGTTGTACTGCTTGGTTGGCGTTTGGTGCTGATTGTCAGATCGCAGATTTACTAAGATCCATTCAGCTTATATTACCAATATTTTGTCATGATTTTGTAATAACATTTCAAGATTGATCTACGGAAGCTTGTCATGATGATATAGCTTGGTCCAATACTTGTTTCTTTGTTTGGGTTCATCCAGTTCATGAAGCTCCTACGTTCATACCTCAAACTACTTGCTGTTGTTGTACTGTTTCAGTATTCTGTTTTTCTTGTCATCAGGAGGCTTGTTGATCAGCTGTTGTTGTTGCTACTGCATCAGTTTCTTCTACTTTAGGTTCTGTCATTGGTTCTTGTTGTTCAGTAGCTTTTTGGGGAGAAAATTTTCATGTCATTATATCTTGCACGTTCGCCATATCTTCTCATTGAAATTCTTTTGTTGATCAGATATTTGTACCATTTACCATAATATTGCTTCATTGTACTTTCGCTTTTCAAGAAGAAACGGCTTGATCTAATACTTCTTGTTTAGTCATACCTTTGTTTGTTGATGGTGCTTTTATGTTGTTAGCAGCTATATTTTTTGCAGAAGTTGCTGTCATTGGTTTTTGTCAAGCAGCTCTAGCAGCTAGAGTTTTTGCGTAGGTACTTCATGCTTTTGGTGTAAACGCCATAGTTATGATTAGTAAAAGTTAAATATTTTTAACATATTCTGAGAACATCGCAAATTCATAGAATTTTGGACTTACTGTTCCTGTTCCATTCAATACAAACTTTGGTTTTATCCAGTGATTTGTAAGATTTGCTAATTCGTTTGCAAATAATTCTTTATATTTCAGTGTTGTACTTGCTGTTATTGTATAATTTGGTGTTCCTGGATAACCAGTTCATTCTTTGTCAAAATAGACTTCAATAGAACATCATGTTGGTATATCGAATGCGTTGAAGATTCTATCTATTTTCTTTAGTTTTTCCATAGCTTCTCAATAAAATACTATTCATTCGATATAACCTGTGGTTTTGTATGTTGATCATTGATAGAAAGTTTTCTTATCATCACTACTATAATATACTGTTCATGCAATAGGGATCTCATCAGAGATAGCTGTAATATTGTTTGCTTCTACGCTTGAAATAGAAAAAGCTGATTGAAGATTAGTAAATTTCTTTCAGAACTTGAAAATATTCTTGTTATAAGCTATATACCAAAAATAAGGATCTATTCCCATAAGATTTTGGGGAACATAGTATCATGATCAACTTTTTCAGAAATCATTGAAATTGTAGTTGAATAATTTATCTCCGGAGTAACCATTGTAAATATATAATCAATCAGAACAAACAACGTAGTCTAGTTGTCAGTCAGTAACTACTGATTTAAATACTCTGTTCTTGTAGTTTATACTATCAGAAGCCGTTTCATTTCGGAAATATAGAGAACTAGATACATTCAAATAGTTTACATATATTT